AAAATAGTTGCTAAATTATCTAAATACGATATATGAACATTGAAATAATTCTCGATAAATTTAAGAGTTTAGCGGAGGAATGGGAAAACTTCGAATGCGGAGGCAATCAGGAAACTGATGAATGGTGTTCCGCTACGGAAGATGCTATATGGGGCTGCGCCGAGAAACTTAGCGATTTGATATCAGAGATAGAAGAAGAAGAAATTTGAGTTGATTTCTGTTTTCTAGTTAGTAAATTATTTATGTGAGAGGGAAGAAAAAACCTCCACAAAAAATAACTAAACTAACTATGACAGTAAATAAAACAAACCCACTACAACTAATAGATAAAACTCTAAATGAGTTTTTCAATCTAACCCCGGTATTTCACTCACTTGATGAAATCTACCGCACTGGAGACCAGGTAAGATTCTCGCAATCTGATAATGGTCTGGAAGTTCAGGTCGACCTGCCCGGTGTTTCTCGAGAAAATCTCGAACTTAGCACTGATATTGAGCACAGAGACGTCTATATTACCGCGCGACGGACCGTTAAGACTCATGACGGCGCGAGGGAGCAAACATACAACCGCTCTTTCTGTATAGGTCGCGAGTTTGATATTGATAATATTAAATTCGAATACAGAGACGGGGTACTCGAAGTTAACGTTCCACGGCGAAAGAAAGAACAACATATTAGAAAATATACTCTAAGTTAAACCTCAAGCGGTCCTAGTAAACTAGGACCGCTTTTTTTATGAAAAATATTATTATAACAGGCGGCGCTGGTTTTATAGGTAGCGCGGTAGTAGAGTACTTCCTCGAGAATACTGACTATCATATTATTGTCATCGATAAGCTTACATACGCTAGCAATGACTATGTATCTATTCTTTCTAAGACCTCTTCTCGCGTTGAGTTAGTCGAGGAGTGTATACAGAATAGATATTACCTTAGATACCTCTTAAACACGCGCAACCCTATAGGCATCATTCATCTCGCTGCCGAGTCTCATGTCGACCGCTCAATAAACTCTCCGCGACCCTTTATTGAGAATAATATTATTGGCACATTTGAATTACTCGAAGCAATAAGAAACTACAAGAACGAGACTGGCAATGCTGTAAGATTTCATCACGTCAGCACTGATGAGGTTTTTGGAGACTTAGAACTTACAGACGATAAATTTAACGAGGATACAAGGTATAACCCATCTTCACCTTATTCTGCCTCTAAGGCAGCATCCGACCATCTTGTTAGAGCATATCACAGAACATATGGGCTTGATACGGTTATTACCAACTGCTCAAACAACTATGGCCCTAGGCAGCATAATGAAAAACTAATACCTTGTATTATTAATAAGGCATTAAATAATGAACTATTACCTGTATACGGCGATGGAAAGCAGATTAGAGACTGGCTCTACGTCGAGGACCACGCTAGCGCCTTATGTAAAGTTTTTACTGAGGGTAAATCTGGCGAGACATATTGTATCGGTGGTAATGAGGAGAAACAAAATATTGAAGTTATTCAAACAATACTCGAAATTATTGAACAAGAGACAAATCTTAGAAATAGACGAGAACTAATAACATATGTTAAGGACCGTCCCGGGCATGATTTGCGATATGCTATTGATACTTCGAAAATAGAGCGAGAATTAGGATGGAAGCCTCTACACAGTTTTAAAGAAGGAATAAAAAATACTGTAAAATGGTACTTGAACAAGTAAAAAGATACTATATATTCCTATAGAAAGGGGGGTGTATTTGGTTTCGACAGTAGATTGAGAAAATAATTAGCATACCGAGAATGTTCTAACTCGTTAAAGTGAGCAAAAAACAATAACAGCCGACGAAGATTACGGAGACCTTCTCGCGCAAGCCGAATATATCTTTAACAATGCTGACGAGTTTCTCGTCGACGTTGAAGAAGATGCTCTTCTTGCCGCGTGAAAAAACAAACACGGATTCTCATTAAAGTGTTTGGGTATAGCAATGAGTATGATTGACACACTGAATATCAATAATAAAATAGAAGTGAGGTGCTCGCGGACCTTTTCTGCGGGAGGTAGACATAAAAACATAGGCTTCTGAAGCCGCTGGGACCTGTTGTCATTGAAACCCAGAATTTAGATAAGTATGTAGAAGGTTATTTTGTTAAATTGTACTGGACAGGGGTTCGACTCCCCTCACCTCCACCATTTTATATTAAATATAGCTATGAATAATAGAGATACAGAACTAATTTGGGAAGCATATAGCTCTTCTAATGAGTTAAAATACGGGGATATTATACCTGCTATAAAAATATTAGACTCACTGAATATTAATATTGGTAAGTTTAGCGAGATGGGCGGGTCTATTTTAGATGAATATATTGATCCAACCGGTACTGTAGATAATAGACACTATGGAGATGACAGTAATACAGCTCTTTATGATGAAAAGCTAGAAGAGTTTGCTAGGCAGTATGGGTTTTATTATTCCTTAGCGCATAATTTGTTTATTCCTAAATGTAAGAAGCTTGCTGATATGGCACTTGAATCAATTATGACAAAACGCCGGGGCAAGATGACCCCGCAGGAAAATGAGACAAATAAACAAAGACGATCGAAAGGGTATGATGTAAAAATGTTTCCATATATTGGAATAGCCGCTACTCCGGAGAGTTATAGATTGCTTGTTAGAGAGGCATGGGATAATTTACCTGATTGCGTTATCGGAGATACTGATTATGACTATTCCTTTCACGGAGGCGAAGGAAAGGTTACTAGTTTTATTGCTGCTATTGGTAGTTCAGAGCAAGAAGTTAGATCATTATTAGAACAAGCATTAAAGAATGTCAAAGCTGAATACGTAGGTAGCTCGACTGAGGCTAAATTTAGACAACGATATCAAGTCCGAGAAGGCGATTAATTTTATGTATAAACAAACAATAAACCTACTATATATAGTAATCCTCGCAACTCTTACCAGTTGCGCTCAAACTGAAAAAGTAAATACTACCCTCTATCAAAGCGGGGTTGTTTCACACTATTCAACGAGAACCAACTCAACAATAACTGCGTCTGGTATTCCGCTCAATGATTCGCTGAGAACAGCAGCTCATAAGACTTTGCCGTTTAATACCGAGGTAAAAGTCATTAGAGCGGATAATCCAGATTTACATACGGTTGTTCGTATTACTGATAGAGGGCCGTATATTGCTGGAAGAGTATTAGATGTATCCCAGGCTGCTGCTAAGGATTTAGGTATAATCGGTAGAGGTATTGCTAAATGTAATATCGAGATTATAGAGTAATGCCTAATATTCTACACGCCGATGTTCTTATAATCGGCTCAGGCCCCGCGGGATGTAGTGCTGCTGCTGTTCTTGCTGAAAAGGGCCATAAAGTTTTAATCTTAGAAAAAGAGATATTTCCTAGATATAAAGTAGGAGAGTCTCTCATTCCTTTTACATATCAGCCTCTTGAGCGTATTGGAATGATACCTAAGATGAAGAACTCTCACTTTGTCAAGAAGTATAGCGTTGGGTTTGTTCAACCTGACGGTAAGCGCTCCGAGCCTTTTTATTTCCATACAAGATATGATAAAGAGACTATAGCGCAGAGTTGGCAAGTTTTGCGCTCTGAGTTTGATATGATGCTGAGAGATAATGCTATAGAAAAAGGTGCATTTGTTCGCGATGGCATTGAGGTAAAGGAGTTATTGTATGGGGGTCAAAAGGTTATTGGAGCAAAGGGTGTAGATAAACACAAGAATGTTTATGAGGTTTATGCTCAGATTGCATTAGATTGTAGTGGTAAAGAAGCATTCGCATCTAATCGCAATAACTGGCGGGTCGGAGACCCTTTTCTCAATAAAGTAGCGGTATGGACCTATTATAAGGGAGCAAAAAGAGAATGCGGTATAGATGAGGGAGGAACAACTATTGCCTTCATTCCTGAGAGGGGCTGGTTTTGGTATATACCTCAACATAACGACCAGGTAAGCGTAGGTGTTGTTGCTGAAGGTAAATACCTCACAAGGGATGGTATCAAAAATCCAAAAGATATATTTCAGAGAGAGATAGAGAATAACAAATGGATACAAGAACATCTCGCTGCCGGAGAGCAAACAGGAGATTACCATATTACAAGTGAGTATTCCCGCCATTCTAAATATGGGGCATCAGAAGGTTTATTATTGGTAGGGGATGCTTTTGCTTTTCTTGATCCAGTGTTTAGTAGCGGGGTAATGCTGGCATTAAAGAGCGGGGTAATGGCTGGAGACTATGTTAATGAAGGCATAGAGAAGGGAGACTTATCTCCTGCTCACTTTAAAGGCTACTCTGAAACTCTTAGAGAAGGTATTGAAAATATGAGAAAACTTGTTTATGCTTTTTATAATCAAGACTTCTCCTTTCAAGCACTTGTAAAGAAATATCCTGAGATATCTGGAGATTTAACAGATTGTCTTTCTGGAGATGTAAACAAAGACTTTACCAATCTCTGGCAAAAGATAAAGGAGTTTGTGGATTTGCCGAAAGACTTGCCTTATGGCTTTCCCAAGATTTGAACAAAAAAAGGCCGTTAGATTTCTCTAACGGCCTCTTTATTTTGTATGATTTATTAGCCGATCAACTCTTGGAAGTCAGCCCCAGTTCTGGTAGCATAGAAGTTTACCAAGATGAACTCAGCGGCTCTGACTGGCTTGAGATATATATCGATAATAAGTTCGTTTTGATCGATAACATCTGGAGTATTATTACGCTCATCGCATACGATAATGTAATCGTATACCCCTTCGTTGTTCTTAGCTCTCTCAAACAGAGGTCTAAGATCATCTTTAACCCGGGTACGAGTAAAGAGGGAGTTGGGTTCAAAGACGTAATACCGGCAGGTCGCTTTAGTAACTTTTTCAAGATACAAGAACAATCTACGAACATTAATTCTATCAAACGCTCCAGGCATCTTTTGTAAGGTCTTTTGACCGAATACGGTAATACCTTCTCTGAATGCTGTAATCGGGTTGAGGGAGAACTTATAAAGATCATCTCTTTGCTTTTGATTAGGCTCTACAGCGATATCATTTACACCGAATACCCGGCCTCTAGTGAAACCAGCAGGGGCCCACCAAGGATCATTATTAGTATCAGTTGTAGTCATGATAGAGGCTGCGATACCGGAGAACGGCACCCAGACATCTCTACCAGAGAACTTATCATTTACTCTTGCCCAGTTAGCATAAGTAGTAGCATAAGAACTATTAGCAAGGCTAAACTGATGGCGGAGCGCACTAAAGATGTGCTGAGACCAGTTTTTGCTAGTATCCTTAATGGTTTTATTATTATTACCGGTAACAAATATGTGACGAAGCGGGTCAGCAATAAAGAGGTGATCTTTACGCTCGAGCTCAGCAAATGTCTGGAACTTAGAGAATATTGTGTTGTAGCTTCCTCTAAGGTCAGAAGGATCGGTCGGGGCAGAATATGCTCCAGTAGTTTGAAGAGCGTTAAGCCCGGTTGTGAGCCCGGCTCCAGTGGCAGTATCGTCAAACGTGGAAGTTCCAAGCGCTTTAGAAGCAGCGTATATGGTACCGAGACCAGCTTCAACAGAAACGTCTATATTGTAGATCTCATCATTGCGAACGAGGTCGAGAATACGATCAAGTTTTAACGGAATAGATCCGAGATCCTTGTTAGTAAATGTCTCGTCAGAATAGGCTCCGATTGGATTCAAGTTATCCGCTAAACCGAGCCCCGTTAAGTGCGGCTTGAGGCCTGGGTCAATGCCGTAGCCGGCGCTAGTGGAATTAATTAAAGTCTCAATAAGAGTATTGGTATATACTCTGATCTTCTTGAGCGGTTCGCCGCTAGCGTCTAATCCTTCTGTATTACCTACGGTTCTATTGCTAATATAATCATTAACAAGAACAGTGACGTTACGAGACATTGGGTTAAGCCTATCCTCAATGAAGAACGGAAGAGCAGATCCTCCGTTAGGATCGCCAATTTGTCTGCCGTAGCTAATAGAGCCAGCGGCGGCATCTTCAAGGACATAATCAAGCTGAATAGTTTCCGGATTAAAGATGGACTGTCTTAACTTAAATACGCCGACGTTAAGTATATCGCTATATTTGTCAGGAGATATATCAAATCCTGCCATTCCCTCCATCACCTCGGAGACGGTACCACTCGACGTATTTGTTCCGCTAAGAGCAAAGTTAATTCTGTTTGATGGTAAGTTAGTGCCGAGAGATGTGCCTGTATTGCTCGCCGATGCAGTTAATACTTTAACACTACGAATAGAATCATATTGAGTAGCAGGATTAAAATTAATATTATCCGCAATACCGACATAATATCCCTCGAAGCGAGTATTGACAGTTGTTTGCCCCTTGTTTAATATAACAAGGCCAGCTTGACCGAAGGCAGACACTTTGTCAATACTCGTTGATCCGCTCAACCCGGTCGAGCTCCAAGTAAATCCGGTTCCATCCAAGCAACTAAGATACTCGCTCTTTGTGAGGCTGAATGCTCTCGGCTGGCCAAGGACGTACGTAGCGGATGCTTGATTGAGATTAGTGCTGAGAGCGGAAAGAGTTGGCTGAGTTACAGCAACTACAGGGTACACAAGCGCCCCGTAATAAGATCCGAATCCTTCTCCAGTACTGGCGCCGTAGGGCATTCTCGAAACATAAACGTTTGCGCCAGCTCTTATAAGCGGGTCAACACTATAATAAAGATATCGTTCAGCGGCAGTTTTAGGGACGCCGTAGATTGCCTCAAATTCTCTCAAACTAGAAGGGCGAATAACTTCATCAGTCGGGCCTTTGTCAGCAAAGCCAGTGACGAATACATCGGTGCCGGCAAAAGTTGCCAAGCGACTAGTCAAATCAAATTCTCGGATTTCCACCCCAGGGGATTGTATTGTTCTCATATAGTCTATTTATAAGAACGCAAGCAATTTTTTTGAAAAAACGCTATATTTATTAACTCTATACGAGTTCGCAGAATAATTGAGAGAACTGAAATGTAAAGTTACATTCTATCTGTTTAGTTTCTCTTTCAGAAAAAGTAATTTCTCCAAGATTTGTAGGAAATGCATAAGTATAATTCCATTTTATTCGAGGAGTTTCATATTCATCGAGAGCATATATAGTCATATCAGATGAGTAGGTGGTTACCGGGGACGATCCTTTTATTAATCCCTGCTTATCAGATATACCTCCAACTACACCTGCTTGATCATTGCGCATTAAATTGAGCCATTGATATATTACCCAATAGTTAGACCATAAACTATCTACTTCAAACTTAATAGTTATAGGGTCCCATTGGGGGTATGCATGAGATGATATAGGAAAATTACCGCCCATATATTGTAAATTAACCGATGGTACGCTAATTTTAGGCACTACTGAACCCCATATTGATTTCTTTAAGCGCTTTAGGTATATTTAATACCATTAAAAACTTATCTGCGAGGGATTTATTGAGAGGCGAAGATATATAATCTTGGTTATTTGGATTGATTGCCATAAATATATTTATTTGAAAAATATGGAGACGTTCTATGAAACATATAAATTCTTGCTTTTAGAGCTTTCTCTAGAGGATGTAGTAAAATTATTAGATAACGAAAAGTTTAAAAGAATATTCACAGATACTGAACATCTTTCGATAAAGGATATAATGATGAATACTATACCTAATGATATTCATGAAAAGGATAAGGCTAATGCTCTAAATTGGCTTCGAAGCTCTACTATAAAAGATAAGAGGAATATACAATATCTAATGAGACCTGGCGGAGGAATCACGTCGTTCGGATCGCGGTATTTGAGGAAATATCTGGAGTTATTCTATCAAATGAAGCAGCAAAATGTTGTAAAAAAGTTTGTAAAGTATAGCGCTATTGAAGATTATAAAACTTTTGAAGAGTTTGTTGAGGATTTAACCCAAGCGGAAGGCCCTTATAGAGAATATAACGCTCAAAAAACAGAAAAATCTACCAAAGGAGAAGGTCAGTTAAAGATTTATGAGAATAATACGTGGGCAATATACTTCCCGCAAACCCAAGGAGCTGCTCGCGCTCTTGGCAGCACTAATTGGTGTACTGCTGCCTCGGATCTCGACTACTATCAAAACTACGCTGAAGAAGACCAGCTTATTATTTTTATTAATAAAAATGCCCCAGAAGAGAAATATCAGTTTCACTATAAATCCGGTCAGTTTATGGATAAGCATAATGCCGGGTTGAATGAAGATGCTAAATTTCACTATTTAAACTATATACTGTATAAGGCTGTAAAAAATACAGAATACGAAAGGTATTTAAGTAATGAGACTCTTGAGGAGATTGACCGATTCCGCGCGCATTCTGATATTATTGAGGTCGATAGTGATCATATATTTGTCACAAGCCGGGAAGAGGGCGAGAAAGGATTTGTAAAGTCCATAATAAACACAAACACTTTCATGGAGGAAAATCCCTACGGACCTCTTATAAAGATTCGCTATTCTGATACCCCGACATTTAAGCGTAGAGTGTATATATTACAGAACGCAGATATTAGACGCATGTATTGGGTAACATACAAAGACAGTAAAATAGAGAATATAGGTATTACAGATCAGCACGGAGACAACATCGAATACAGTAATAGCGTAAGTTCCGATTTTTATAATATTGCTTATTTTAATACCTTTAAAGATGTGCCAGAATCTAAAAGACCTGAAAAAGGAGATAGAGATTACTTTGCTAAGGTGTCTTTATTTATAAACGCTGAATCAAAAGCGGAGATGGTTCCGCGAGAAGAGTTATATAAATACAAAAAATATACTGATTTCGGCATTGAGGGTATAGAGGATAGAGTGTAAATAAAAAATATGGAAGATCAGTTCTACATGAACAACCCCAACCTTCCGAGGCGTGGGGCAAAGTTCGAGTATACCCCAGAGCAAATCGCTGCTCTAAAAAAGGCCAGTAAGAATATAGTATACTTTGCTGAGAACTTCTTCTTTATTATTGAGCCTGGGGAAGGTAGACGTAAGATAAAACTACATGAGTGTCAAAAAAAGGCACTAAGACTCTTTGAAGCAAATAGATTTACAATAACATGCGCATCTAGACAGGTAGGTAAATCTACTCTAATGACTATTTTCGCTCTCTGGATTGCTTGCTTTAAGCAAGACCAAAGAATACTACTTGTAGCTAACAAAGAGGCTACTGCCATAGAAATCTTTAGACGTATTCGATTAGCATATGAAGAACTTCCTAACTGGTTAAAGCCTGCTGTAAAGGAATATGGTAAAACATCTGCTGAGTTTGAGAACGGTTCTCGGATAGGTATCACAACTACTACAAGTTCTGCTGGTCGGGGTAGTTCTTGCGATCTACTAATACTTGATGAGTTAGCGCACATTGAGGCTCATCTCATGAAAGAGTTCTGGGCCGCGGTTTATCCTATTATTTCTGCGTCCAAGAAGTCTAAGATTCTTATAGCATCAACCCCTAATGGCACTGATAACTTATTCTATCAGTTATGGTCAGGAGCCGAAAAAAGAGAGAATGGATGGGCGCCATTGAGAATACATTGGTCAGAAATACCTGGTAGAGATGCCGAGTGGGCGAGAATCACAAAAGCATCTCTTGAGAGTGAAGACTTATGGGCTCAAGAGTTTGAACTTGAATTCCATTCAGCCGGTCAATCCGCTATTAACTACGAGCAGTTTGAGCAGTTTAAGATGCGTTTATGCGAGCCAGATTTAGTTCTTGATGACGGGATATATAAAGTTTATAAGTCCCCAGACCCTGAGCGCGTCTATGTAGCGGGTATTGATATTGCGGAAGGCATCGGTCAGGACTTTTCTGTCATTCAAGTTCTCGATATCACTGACCTACAATGTATCGAGCAAGTCGCTGAATATGCTGCTAATGATATATCACCCTATAACTTTATAACCAAAGTAAAAGAAGTGCTTGCGCATTATGGCAATCCCTTAGCACTTATAGAGAGAAATGGCCCGGGTGCGCAGATTATAGACAAACTGGTTAATGAGGAGCACTATGAAAATATAGTATCATATGGCGCTGGTAAGGCAAATAGAGCGAGAGAGCAACTCGGAATGATTTCGCATACCAATACAAAGTATCAGGCTATTACCAATATGAGATATTGGATGAATGATTTAGATTCATTAAGAATATATAGTAAAGATTGCTTAAATGAGTTCAAGCATTTTGTCAGAAAGCCTAATAAGAGTTGGGCTGCTGAATCGGGCCATCATGATGATAGAGTTATGTCTATGTCATGGGCTCTCATGGTGCTCCATAATGATATAGTTCTCAAATACTTTGAAGTAGTAGAGAGTGATTTGAATGGCAAGCCGAGAGTTATAAAGCCATTAGAATATGGCTTAAAGTATTTCTCCAACCCTAACTCGATATATACCTTATCAGACAAAAACAACGAGCATATTGGAATGCCCGTTGTCTTCAATAATAGCATCGAGGATACCGATATGGGAGACCTCGAATCTATGGGTTGGTCGCTCTTTCAGACTTAAATGTAGCCAAGCGTTCTGAGACGACGAATTTCTTCATAACTGTGGTCGAAAGAACTCGCGGTGAGGTTTTGACTTTTTGTAATACCGAAACTAGTAACTGCTGTAAATAAACAAACACTCCTGTCTTCTAATATAATGCCCATTCCTTGATTGTTATAAGCAGTATCGACTTTGAATCTTACCCCGTCAGTCGCGCTAAGGGTTGCCATAGTCCCGCCAGCGAGAGTGTCAAGTTTATTGAAAGCCACGCCGAGGACGTTTTTACCTTCAACTGTCCCAGCGCTAACGAAGTCAACATGGGTAGATAATTCGGTTAAAAGTAAATCCGGTTCAGGAAGAGTAACGTTAAGAGAGTTGTTTGTAAATGTTGCCATGCTATTATTTATGGTGTTTTTTTATTTTTTATTGGAAAATCGCTCAACTATCATAAATAAAAGTATGAACCATAACGATATCGCTGGCATTTACGAGGCTTTTCAAACCACTTTTTTTACTGAAGCCAAAAAGAAAGGCCCTGGAGACCAGAATC